TATTGACTAAAGCAAATTCAGAAAATAGACCTTTGTTGATTATTGCTGAAGATATTGGTGATGAAGCTCTTGCTACATTGATTGTAAATAAAATGCGTGGTATTGTACAGGTTTGTGCAGTTAAAGCGCCAGATTTTGGTGAGCGTAAAACATTGATCTTAGAAGATATTGCTATCTTAACAGGTGGACAAGTTATTTCTAAAGATAAAGGTCTGAAGCTTGATAAATTGTCTACACAACAACTTGCTCAATATCTTGGTACAACAAGACTTGTAACTGTATCTAAAGAAGAGACTACTATCATTGATGGTAAAGGTAATGAGAGAGCAATTGAAGTTAGAGCAGAAGAAATAAAAGAGCAGATTGAAAAAGCTACATCATTTTATGAGAAAGAAAAGTTGCAAGAAAGACTTGGTAAGTTGATTGGTGGTGTTGCAATTATTTCTGTAGGTGGTAATAGTGATATTGAGATTAGAGAAAAGAAAGATCGTGTAGAAGATGCATTGTTTGCAACTAAAGCCGCTCTTGCTGATGGTATCGTACCTGGTGGTGGTGCAACACTTTATAGAGTAGCACTTAATCATAGATCAGAAAGCAATAGCAATGTAGCAATTGCTAGAGATATTGTTCGTAACGCTTTACAAGCACCATTTAAAAAGATCTTATCTAATGCAGGTATTGAGAATTGGTTTGAGAATATTCCTAGCATTGGACAAGTTTATGATGCAAAGAATCATAAAATGGTAGATGCGTTTGAATCAGGTATTATTGATCCAGCTAAAGTTGTTATTACCGCACTTAAGAATGCAACATCAGTAGCCGGAACTATTTTGACAACTGAGTCTGTTGTATTCGAAAAGAAAGAAAAGAACGACAAGTCAGATCCTATGATGGACATGACTATGGGAATGTAATAAAACAAAAATAATAAGTTATGAAAGCAGCCGTAGTAGGTATGCTCAATAATGTTGGTAGTAGCCAAAGCCATCACGGCGGAGGCTATTATCATGTTATGTTGAACATACTAAAATCAGAACATCCAGGTGATTTAGATGTTAATCCAGATCCTTCAATATGGAATGAATATGAAAGACTATATATTCTAGAAGGAGTTAACTATCAAGAGAATACGTTTAATTTTATTGGAGGGCCACAACCTGAACATAAAGCTAAGCTTGAAGCTATGGCTAATTACAAAGGTCTAGCTATTGCAGTTAATGTTCCTATTGATCTTAACGTCTTTAATAAAAGATTTAATATTGATCATCAGTTTGCTGCGATCAATTGTATCGACTTTGCTAGACTACATGCAAATAATACAAGAAAGTTAGTCCGTGGCGATTCTCATTCACTTAGTGTATGGAGACCAGGTTTTGGTCTTGATAGAACAGATGGTAAAACTTTATTTGGCTTCTTAAAAGATGCAGACTCATTAGTTGATGAGTGGAATGAAAAGTATGATGAAGTAGTTCTTTACTTTGGTAATATTGATATTCGTTTTCACTTAATGAGGCAAAATAATCCTGCCAAAGCAGTAGGAGATCTTATTAGACATTATGTAGAGTTTGCTAAAAAACTAAATAATGCTACTATAGTTAATTTGTTACCAGTTGAGCATGAAAGTCGTAAATTACCTGGTACAGGTTTATATCTAAAACAAGCTTATTTTGGTACAAGACAAGAAAGAGCAAGATTGGTAGATACCGCAAATAGGATCATGAATAATTCAGGACTTAAAACACTTCAATGGCCAAATGAATGGATTGATGAAGATGGTATGAAGATGTTTGAATACATGGAACCTAAGCAATCAGTACACTTAAAGCCTAAATATTATATGTTCGCAAACGAATTTGTAAAATAATGCAAAAATTTATTATCAACGAAAAGTTACTTGACGCATTAGACGAATACGACAAGCGTAGTTTATTAATGCAACAACATGGTAGTCTTAAACTTCCTTATGATGGAGACTTACTTGCAGATGTTAATGACGATTTAATTTATCATGTACCTATTTATGATACTGCGCATCGTAGATTTGCCGCATTCTGCGCTTTTACTGAAGCCGTATGGTATAAAGAAAAAGACTTAAGAGGAATGGGCAATCACTTTACACATCATAATATAAAAGATGAGTTTGATTGGTTTATGTTATTTTATCTATTTAGACTAAGTGGTTCTGGTATTAATTATGTACCTAGATACAAGACAGATCATATCAAGGACATCCTGGGTACGCATGGTTTCGGTAATTTCTGGATTGTAGATTCTATATTGAAAGAAAGATACACGTGGCCAGAATGGAAAGAAGACCTTAGGAACCGCATCACACCTTTTACAGACAATAAAGGATATTTACTTCCACAATTCACTTTTGAAGGCGAGACTAGAGGGCATTTAAGACGTTTTATTCTTGAACATTCAGAAGGTTTAGTTAGACACATTTACGAAGCTGTTACTACTAAAAGATTAGACATCTATCAAGTAACAGATATCGGTAACGAATATCTTAATAGTGTTGGATTTAAAAAACAAAATTTTGTATTGACTGCATTTGCTGCTGACTTAGGTGAATATTTTCCTAACATGGTAAATCCTAAAGGTTGGGTATATGCAGGAACAAATGCTATTCGTTGTATTAAAGCTATCTTTCCTAAAGTTAGTCCTAAAGTAAAAGAGTTTGAGTATATTAATGAAGTGCTACAATTCTTATCTAATAGATATAACTTAAATCCAATTGATTGTGAAGATAGTAGAGCTTGTGACGTAGTTCGTTATTTTCAAGAATATCAGTCTGAAGATCATATTATTAAAAATAACGGTCGTAGGATGCATAATAATTCTATTCTTAAACAAACATGGGGTCATGATAAGTATTATGACTTTGCAACCAAACTAAAATAGTTATGTTTATAAATAAAGCAACTGATCAATCAAATTTAGACATGTCAGATGGTAGAGATTTAAACTACTATCTTGAAATGACAAAAGATTATAAACCGGACTTTGACTTTTCAATAAAACAAATTGACGGTTATAATGTGATAGATGATGGAGAATTTCAATACGGAAGTAAAGCAAAAATGGGTGACTTCATGATCAGTCAAGTAAAAGAAGATATATTAGTTTATGTTGCACCAAGAACAGGCTATGCTCCATATTCACTTACATATCTTGCAAAGAAGTACAATAAAAAACTTGTGCTACTTATGCCTGCATCTAAAGAAGCTTCTGAACATCAACTACGTGTTATTGAAGATGGTGCAACTCCAATATTCTTAAAGACTCCTGCAATGCCAACTATAAATGGTTGGGCAAAAGAGTTCGCACAAAAGATTGGTGCAAAATATCTACCATTTGGTCTTAAACACGAACAAGTTGTAGCAGGTGGAGTTAAGATATTTCATGAAGCATTTAAAGATAAAAATATAGATGAATTGTGGAGCGTATTCTCAACAGGAGTATTATCTAGAACACTTCAAATAGCACTTCCAGATACTAAGTTTAATGCAGTGGCAGTCGCAAGAAATGTACAACCTGGTGAATTAGGTAGAGCTAAATTCTATGCATATCATAAAGAATTCCTTAAAGATTGTGATATTGATACTCCATTTGATTGTATCAAAACCTATGATGCAAAAGGTTGGGACTATATGAAACGTTATGGCAACTCTGGAAATTGGTTCTGGAATGTTGCTAGAAATATGCCTAAACCTACAATCAAGCCAAGTGATATAGACTCTCAAAGAGAGTGGGGTGATAAGTCTGATATTATTAAGTACTTAGGAGAATAGTTTTACCATTTATTAATTCTGTTTTATATTTATTCCATGAATATACTAGAACAAGCAAACGAGATCATCTACAAGAGATCTGAAGAAAAAGCTCGTCAATATGGGCCAATGCAAGAAGGCATGCAAGAGGCAGCCAAGATTGCATCGTTATTGAGTCGTAAAGAATTAACTGCAGTCGATATGTACAATTGTATGATTGCATTAAAGTTATCAAGACAAGCTTATAACCATAAAGAAGACAATTTATTAGATTGTGTTGCGTATATTGCTTCACTAAATGATTATCAAAACAATGTTCAAAATGAAGATACAAAAGTTACGAAACGTAAAGACCCCAAATAGGGGCACAGAGGCATCAGCAGGAATTGATTTTTATGTACCTGAGGATTTTGAAACCGTAGTACTAAAGCCAGGTGAATCAGTATTGATCCCATCAGGTGTTAGAGTACAAGTTCCTAGAGGCTATGCTTTAGTAGCATTTAATAAATCAGGTGTAGCTGTTAAGCAAGGTCTATCAGTAGGCGCTTGTGTAGTAGATGAAGACTATGAAGGAGAAGTTCATCTCCACATGATCAATACATCTAATAAAGATCAAACTATTGTTACGGGACAAAAATTAGTTCAGTTCGTTTTAATTCCAGTTGGTTACCTAGATATATTAGAAGTTGATGAATTACCAAACAGAAACACACAAAGAGGTTCAGGTGGATTCGGTTCTACAGGATTGTAATATGAAAAAACACCATTTTAAAAATTGTGAAAATAAAGTTGGAGACCCAAAATAAAATTCTTATCTTTATTATAATAAAAACAAATAAAAACAAAATGAAACAAGAACATCAAAACAAAAAAATTTCAGTAGACACCAAAATTGAACGTGTAAAAGAACTATGTAATGAATTAGCAGAGATTGTGTCTGAGCATTACAAGAGCAAAGATTCTCATCCTATTGAAGCAATTCAACACAATCATGTAATGAGAGAAGTTGCTGGTGCTCAATTTACTATAATTAGTGCTTTAAATCTTAATTTTCAAGAACTAGTAAGTAAAGAAGAAATAGAAGTTAAACAGCAAGACCAATTAAAAGAGTACACAAAAACAATGTTACAATTTACAGAATGGATAGTTACTAATCAATGGTATATACAAGACTCTTTGTGGTATAATCGACAAACTGAAGGAGCGTGCGCCTCTTCTACTGAGGAATTATTTAATTATTGGAATGAAACACATAATAAGTAAAATATGGCGCAACAAACATCAGTAAAATGATTAGAGAATCAAATCTCTATAAAACCCGATACTAATCATTTACTTGATAGTTTATAAATAGAAAAGATGTGATATTTATTATAGATAGAATGTTACTACGACTAGCAATCTATAATAAACTTATTGGCTCTTTAAGTCTTGGAAGGTCGTAGCTCCATTTCTTTTTGAGCCTTTTATTTTTTATGAGTAAATTGTATAGGCATCATATAATTCCTAAACATGCAGGAGGTTCTGATGATCTTACTAATATAAAAATGGTAACATTAGAACAACACGCTGAAGAACATAAACTATTATGGGAAAAATATGGAAGGCAAGAAGATTTTATAGCTTGGAGATGTTTATCTGGTCAAATATCAAAAGAAGATCTAATTAATGAAGTAAGATCTATGAATGGTAAAAGACAGGGTAAGATAAATGCAGATTCTGGGTTCATGAAAAAAATACAAGCAATGCATGATCATAAATTGTCAGGAAAAAAAGCAGCAGAGGTATGTAGAGAAAAAAAAGCAAATGCTTTTTTTAATGAAGATATTAGAAGAGAAATTTGTAGGATGGGTGGCGCAGCTCAAGGAAAAAAGAATGCTGAATCAGGACATTTAAAAAGAATAGGTCTACTACCTAGAAAATATCACGCTAAACATTGGTACACTAATGGTGAAGACAATTTATTAATTAAAGAAGGTAAAGAAATACCAAAAGGATATAAAAAAGGAAGGATATGCCAACGCAAAAAAAATTAGATACTATTTTTTTAAATATAGCTAAAGAAATATCGACTCTATCTAAATGTAATAGATCTAAAGTCGGAGCTATATTAGTTAAAGATGGTAATATTATAAGTATGTCTTATAACGGCACTCCTTCTGGAATGGATAATTGTTGCGAGAGAGATAATGTTACACTACCTTATGTTATCCACGCAGAAATGGGAGCTATTTTAAAAGCAGCAAAAACAGGCAACTCTGTAGATGGTTCTACTTTGTACTTAACACTTAGTCCTTGTTTAGACTGCTCTAAACTTATTTTGCAATCAGGAATAAAAAAAGTTGTATATTTGAATGTATATCGAAATACTCAAGGCATAGACTTTTTATCACAATTTATAGAAGTAGAACAATATGGACAATAAAATGTATTCAACACCTACTAGTGCATTTGAAAACTTATTTCATTATATTATAGACACAGGTGAAGACTTTGCTAATACTAAAGCAAAGTTCAATGTTTCTTTTACTATTGATAATCCTATAGATAAAGTAATTACAACTCCTAGACGTAAGTTTAACCAAGATTATGCTGAATATGAATGGCATTGGTATCTTAAAGGAGATAGAGATGCTAAAGAAATCGGTGAACGTGCTAAGATATGGAATCAAATGATGGTACCAGGTACTACAGAAGTAAACTCTAACTATGGATACTTTTGGAATTATAACAATCAGCTTAACAAAGTTATTGATGAACTAAAAAGAAATAAAGAAACACGTCGAGCAATTGTTGTACATTACATTCTACACGAAATAGATAGATATAAATATGATACTCCTTGTAATGACGTACTTAATTTCTACATCAAAGACGATAAACTACATCTCACAGTCTTTGCTAGATCCATTGATCTTGTGTTTGGTTTCTGTAATGACCAATACACGTTTGCTAAGCTAATGGAACATGTCTCAAGAAAGACAGGATACCAAGTAGGTCAAATGCATTGGTTTGTTACGAATTTACACGTTTATCCTAGGCACTACGACATGTTCAATTAAACAAAAAAATAAAGGTTATGATATTCGAAACTAAAATGACAAGAGAGCACATTGAACAAAAACTCTCTCACCTCCCTAAAAAAACTTATAATCAATTTGTTTGGTGGAGACGCTATCAACAAAGGCAAACTCTGCATCCTTATCGTACTCTTTATGAAAAGATACTTAACGGTGACTATGAGACTTCTGATTACTATTATCAAGCAGAACATGAGAACTATTTACTTGAAGACGCAACCCAACATCTAAAAGCTTATGAAGACAAGTTAGACAAAATTAGTTTATTCAGAGCCAGATACAAAAAGCTTCATGAAGACTTTCTAAAAGAAGAAACAGAAATAGTCAAAAATATGAAGAAAGACTTCAAGAAAGAGTTTAAAATATCTGAAGAAGAGCTAGACTCTACCATGGAATCTTTTGATGGTACGACATTAGAGCTCTATGAATATATTAAAGAGTTAAAGGGTGGGATTACTCAAAATCTTAAACCAATGCCAAAAATAACTCTTTAAAAGTATTTTTTTCTTTAATTTTATTGTCATATATTTATCAAAAGAAAGGTTATGGAAGTCAAAACAAAAAATTCCTTTTTTCAAAGTCTGAAGAGGTTAACGTGGGAATCTAGTCTTATTTATAAGGCTTATAATACCACAGTGAAACAACTTCCTGAGTTCTTTAAGAACGTATGGAGGTTTCGCCATGAGTTGTGGTCTCATAGATGGTGGGATCATAGTTTTACTCTAATGATGTTAAAAAAGTCTGTACAAATACAGATTGATGGAATGGAAGCAAAAGGTTATGAAGTTGAAGAGTCCAAGAATAAGAAGGTTGTTAAAATGAGAAGACTCTGCCAAATTATTGATAACATAGTTGATTCAAACTATATTATGATGGCAGAACAGATGCATGGACAAATTAACTATAAACCACTCAGATTTATAGAAACAGGAAATGAAGACTTTTATATGCTAGCCGATGATGATACTCCAGAAGAGAAAGATCATCAAAGAAAAGTATATAAAGAAGCGCATAGGCTAGAGCAAAAAGAGTGGAAAGAATTTTGTGAGATCATCCATGGAAAGAAATACAAGGAGTACAAAGATTGGGATGGATCAGATCTCAGAACCTGGTGGGACTAAAATAATATACTATGTTTATAATTTACGCAATTGTCTTTACGTTACTAGCGGCACTCGTATGGCTCTGGGTAGGAGGTATTGACTTCATGCAGAAAAACCACCCAAACTATAAAGGAGAAGACTTTTTAGATGAGACAGAAAAAATAAATAGAGTTGCAGGTAGAGAGGTATATGATGAAAGTCTTTATGACGAAATATATTAAGTTACAACAATAATTAGTTATATGACATACGAACAAAGACGTGACTTTTTACTTAAAATAATGAGAAAGCAAACTGATCACTGGCTTAAAGAAGATCAATATGCAGATTGGGAAAAAAAGAATAAACCTAAACAAAGTTATACTTTTAAGCCTAAAAGGTATATGAGGACAAAAGATATTTATAATAAAGAATGTTTAGAGCATTATTATCCTCAGCGTTAGTTTTTTTCCTTAGTGTGTCATTAAAGGCACAAGATACAGTGAGATTGTTTCATAAAGAGTATGCCACTGTATTTTCAAAGTCATTAAAATATCCTGTATTAGTTGAGTGGTGGGTAACAAAAGAAAAGCTATCTTGTCACAAACCTATCCCAAGACAAGACAAGTTTGCACCAGATCCACTTCTTTTTGCTTATACAGACTTAGCTAGTGATTATGTTGGTTCAGGATATGATCGCGGCCACATGGCTCCAGCAGCTGATAATCAATGTTCTGGTAAAGATGCTATGATAGAGTCTTTTTACTTCTCTAATATGGCTCCACAATATGGACAATTAAATAGAGGAGACTGGAAGACTTTAGAAATGCGCACTAGAGAATTAGCAAAGTCCTTAGATTCAGTTAAAGTATGGACAGGATCAGTAGGAGAAAAAAGAAAAATAGGAAAAGTATCTGTTCCTGATAAATGCTGGAAAGTGATTTACATAAAGAGTAAAAAAGAATGGAAAGCTTATATATTCAAAAACGATCAGTCAAAAGCTGACGGAATTGAAAATAACGAAGTAGATATAAAAGAAGTAGAAAAATTAACTAACTTTAAATTTAAAATAAATTAATATGCAAGTTTTGTATTTCACCGCTCCTTGGTGTGGACCATGTAAGATGTTTAAACCAGTTGTAGAAATGGTATCTGGAGAATTAGGGGTTAACATAAATTATATCAATGTTGACTATGATGCATCATATGCAGAAAGATATTCTGTAACTTCTGTACCAACTTTGATTGTATTAGATGGGCAGGGTCAAGTAGCCTATAGAAACTCAGGAGTTATGTCAAAAGATCAACTTTCTAGAGTTTTGACTCAATTTAGATGATATTTATAAATGTTATGAAAAACAGAATAATAGAGTTTGCTTTAAAGAGTATAATTGTAGTTCAATTATCTGCCTTAGTATTAGGTGGAACTTTAGCAATCTTAGAATTTTTAGGAAGAAAAGATTTAGTAAATAAAATAGTTAATATACTTTCTTAATTGTTTTTGAAGCCAGGTTGTAAATAAATTAAGTAAATTATTTATAAACTATGGATATAAACAAGTTAAAGGGTCACATCCCTGATGCTGTTATTACACAGCTACCGGACACAATTGCTAAATTTGAATTAAATACCCCACTCCGTCTAGCGCATTTTCTTGCTCAAGCAGGCCACGAATCAGGTGGATTTAAAGCAGTTAACGAAAATTTAAACTACGGAGCAAAAGGTCTATTAGGTATATTCAAGAAGTACTTTCCAACAGAAGAAAAAGCTAAATTGTACGAGCGTAAGCCAGAAAAAATTGCTAACCTAGTTTATGGAGCTAGAATGGGTAATGGCCCTGAAGCTTCTGGAGAAGGTTGGAAATTTCGTGGTCGCGGCTATATTCAATTAACTGGAAAAGATAATTATAAAGCATTCGACGCAGTCGTTGCCGAATCAATCGTAGATAACCCAGATTTAGTTGCTACTAAATATCCTTTATTGTCTGCTGCATGGTTTTTCCATAAAAATGGTCTTCATAAAATTGCAGATCAAGGTGCTACAGATGCTGTAGTTACTTCAGTTACTAAAAGAGTTAATGGTGGTACTATTGGGCTTCCTGATAGAATCAAACACTTTAAAGAGTATTATAACTTATTGAAGTAATTAGGTTGCTCAAAAGGTTGTACATTTATAATTTTAAACGTATAACAATGGCATCTAAAAAAGAATCTCTTTTAAAACAGTTGTTTAAAGACAACAATGATATTAATGAAAAGTCTGTAGTAGGTTTTCTAGCTTTCTTAATGATGGTAGCATTTGCAATTGCAGACATTATAACAGGTTATTTAGGTAAGCCATTAGTAATCAATGATTTTATATTTGATGCATTCATGTGGTTAGTATTAGGATGCTTTGGTATTGCATCTGTAGATAAGTTTGTGAACAAAAAAGCTGGAGTTAAAGAAGAAGAGCCAGTAGAGGAGGTGATGTAATGGCTAAGAAGCAGTCTAAACCAAGACCAATGAAATCAAGAAAGAACGGTCTTAAAGATCGTAAATTAATTGATCAAAATATAAAGGTTATAAAAAAGTTAGAAGCTAAATAAAAAACATAAAAATGAAAAACTTTATTCCTAAGTTGTTACCTCTTGTAGAAAAATTAAAAGGTAAAAAGAAAAGCGTAATTATTTTATCAGTAGTAGCTATTGCAGCTGTAATATTTGCAGTTCAAAAGGGCTACATCAGTGAAGATACCGTAAACTTTGATCTTATTATTGATCAAATCTCTACAGCATTTCCTGATAGTACAACAGTAGTTGATACCGTTGTTAATCAAATAGACACCACAGTAAATGTTGTTGATAGTTTAGCTCACTAAACCATTTAACCATTGAAGAATTTTTTATTGGGATTGTGCTTACTTTTGAGTACAGTCTCTTTTTCTCAAGACATTAAAATCTATGTTGGAGACGTATCTAATAATATTAAGATAGGTGCTTTAGCAGGAAATAAAAATTTAGTTTTAGGTGTAAAAAATATAGCAGAAGAAGCTATAATGGATAAAGGTTATTCTATAGTAGGAAAAAATGATTCTACTTATAAAATTAGTTTTGAAGTTATTTATTTTGATGTTTTGCAAACTAATGCTGGTGTTAGTGTGTTTCATAAAAATGACAACGAGACCATTATTAGGATTAAGGGAGTTTTAACCAAAGGTGGAAAGAAAATTAAGGAATACTTAGGAACAGGTAAATCTTCTGAAATCTCTACTTCTACGATGATAATAGATGAAGGAGGCGGTTTTAACCAAGCGTCAGCTCGTTCTGCCCTCAAGAAAACTATTATAAACGTAATTGAAACCGTACTATGAAAAAGCTATTAACACTGTTAGCAGTATTAATTAGTTATGCCTCTTTTGCTCAACAACCTTCAATCGGACACTTCCAACAGCTAGCAATTGTTAAAAGAGGAGATACATTAGATGTAGCTTGGTATTACCAACCTATAGCTAGTAAAGATGTTCGTACATTCCAAGTTGACTTTCAATATAAGAAAAGACTTTTAACTCACGTTGCAACTACTGTTGATGTAGCATTTGCAACTCAAACTCCTTATATTGACTATAAGCAATTTGATAATTCAAAATATTCAGGCTATACCGCAGGTAATTATACTTATGTATCTGATACTGCTTGGACTGTAGCTCGTAACTATTTAATCTTAGCTAGTGGTAATCAAATTGGATCTCAAGCCTACATTATACACAATAAGTATAAAATCAACTCAGTAGAAGCAAACTTCGCTTCTGATTCTATTACAATTAACTGGGCTAGATTGTTTACTCAAGATGGTAATACAATAGGAGATAATGTAGCTAACCTTACTAATAAAAGTATGTCTGTATTCTTGAAAGGTAACTTAACTATTTCAGGTAAAATATGGCTTGCTGCTAATATGACTTCTAAACCAACAATATTAGCAATTGATCCAACTACAGGTATAATAGCATCAAGTGTGGCTCCTGATCCTCAAGGTAATTACACATTAGATAATATTGAACAAAACACAAGATATAAAATACAAGCACTATTTCCAGCTAATGATCTAACTACAATTAGAGATAATGCTGTAACAATAACTGATGGTGCTAAAGTATACGATGAATTTGTTAATACAGATGTAAATCAAGTATACACAAGACAATATCTAAAATCAGGATTGAGTTACTTACAAGCTGATATCAATAAGAGTGCTGGATTAGATGGTGGTGATGCTTACGGTATTTATGCTTCTGTAGCTGGTTTAAAACCAATTGATACAGCAGGATTGATTAAAGTTTTTACTGCTACTGAATATGATGATTTAGTATTAGGTCAAAATCAATGGTCATCTTGGCCTGCATTTTTAGATAGAACAAATTTTATTTACGATAGTATAGGTACATCTAACTTAGTAGTTAATCTTAAGTATGCAATTGTAGGTGACGTAAATAGAAGCCATTCTTCTCCTATATTTGATGCTAATAACCAAGAAGTAGTAGCTTATAATACTATAGGTAATTTGAATGTTAATATACCTAATACATTTGCTAATGTAGGTGAACCATTATATGTTCCAATGAATGTTAGTACAAATGGACTTCAAAATGCATCACTTCAGTTTGAAATGACTTATGATAGAAGTAAAGTAAAATTTGAAGAGATCGTATCTAATATTCAGGGTCCATGGTTACAATATGTAAATCATGATGCACAAACAGGAACTATTCGTTTTGGTGGAATGAATAATCAAAATACAGGATACATAACTGGTAACTACATGCCATTTAAACTTAAATTTTCTCCTATAGGCAACAATGATATTACTAGCTATATTAAAGTACGTAAGTTAATGGATGCTGGTGATCAAAATGGAGATAAATTTAATATTGTACTCCAATCAGATGTAATAGCATTGTCAAATAAGAGAATACCTGGATATTATAATGGCAGTGATGAAGAAGTAGTTACATCAATTCGCCCTAATCCAAATAACGGTATGTTTGAATTAGTAGTTACTTTCCCTAGAAATAATATGAATATGAATGCTATGATATTTGATGTAACAGGACGCCCAGTTAAAGATCTAGGTAAAATATCAAGCAATGAATATGCATTAACAACTAACTATAAAATAGATGCTACTAACTTAAGAGAAGGTAACTACTATTTATCAATGACAGATCAAAAGAAAATCATTACTAAACCCTTTTTAATACTTTAATTATGTCAGAAGAACTAGAACAACAAGATGGTACCTGGTCAGGTCTTAAAAAAACTATCGTAGGTACATTAGGAACTGTAGTAGCTGGAGGTGGTGTATGGCTTAGCACATTACTATTTGGTGGAGATAAAGAAGAAGCTGTAGCAACTCCTGCACCTGTTCAACCTTCTATTATCATCAACAATACTCAACAGCAACAACAAGCTGCTTCAGGTGGTACAACTATTATTAAAGAAAGAGTAGTTGAAAAACCAGTTGAAAAAAAAGAAGCTCCTAAAAAGAAAAAAGAAGGCGACGAATTTAAAGAACAACCTGCACAATGGTAAACAAATTATTACTTTTAGTGATACCAATTTTTATTGGTTTAAGCAGTAGTGCTCAAGTAGTAGGTAAAACAACTACAGAGCAATACAAAGCTTCATTTGAAACAAAAATTAATATTGATTCATTACTAGACTATGATGGACCTACTATACCAATTCAGATCCTCAAATGTGGTATTGGTGATGAACTTTACGAACAATATCCTGAACTGAAAGAAAAGAAAGTGGGTTTGGGCGTAGCTAATATCACATTGGAATATCTAGAGAATCTTAACAGATTTAGCTTTACAGAAGATAAGACAGAGATTAAAAACAGAATGGTTAAACAATTCCAAGCGTCTCAAGCTGGGATAAGTGAAGATAAGTTGGATGGTAGAGGTAAAATTAGACTGGCTCACTATTTCGTAGAGATTGAAGTATATGACTGGAGTGTAAGTGATGATGAAGAGATTAATATGAAGGACGGAGTAAAGAATATGATGGTAACTCGTTTAGGTCTTCAAGTTCGTTTTACTGATGCTGAAACAGGAGAAATTATTGCCGCATCAGGTTTAGGTGAAGCAAAGACTATAAGAGAGCTTACTATATTAAATGATGCTACTTTAGATCCAGTTAAATTTAATCAATCAACAGTTTCAATCGCTACTAAAAAAGCTCTTGATATTGCATGTGGTAGAATACTAACTCGCATGATCAAGAAAGGTGTATTCAAATCTTAGTGATGATTGAAAAGGATATTATACATAATACTGTTCCTATTTATTGGACTCTATACTAAGAGCCAAAGTCTTGTCTATACATTTATTGATCCTTGTACAAAACAAGTAAGTACTTTTATGGTGCCTGCAAATGGCACCGTAATTTTTTTCTTAAACAAATCAAGAACTTTTGTTAGAGATGATGTAGCTAATGGTAATTTAGCTACTTGGATTAATCAAGTTTATTCTGATTATAGAAAAGTATCTCCATGTTCAATTCAATCTGGACAAATAACTCAAAATCAAATTACATCTCAAGTAGTAGGAGGCGCAGTTCAAAGTGTAGTAAGTAGTGTAATAGGATCTGCTTCTACATCTGCCGTATCTTCTGTTACTTCTAGTGCAGTTAGTAGCGTATCATCTAGTGCAACATCTAGCGTTTCTTCTAGTGCTACTAGTAATGTATCATCTAGTGCGTCTTCTAGTGGCGGATCTCAACAAGGTGGAGAAGAAGTTGCTGCTAGTACAACATCAAGTCAAGATGCTAGTAATGATCAAAAAACAGAAACTAGTTCTAGTGGTGGTGGAGGTAAATCAAGTGGAGGAAAAGGTAGCAGTTCTAAAGCAAAAGCTTCCAATTCTAATCCTATGTTAGTGCAATCAGATTTAACTACTGCACAAAACTTAAATGGCTCTTTCACCCCAATACTTAATTTAGGACTTTCTCAATCTTCAATGACTGGTGCTTCTAGTTGGGGATTAACAGGAATGATATGGATGAACTTTAAACAATTTGCACTTTCAGGAAGATATACTAAAATGCAATTTAGTAAATCAGGATCTTTAAGATATATTCATAACTTCAGTATGACCGGTGTTTATTCTTATGGCAATCTGATAGGTTTTGTAGGTTATAGTGGTATAATCAATTTAAACAAATATGGTGTTACAGGATTCAATGTAAGCGCGTCTGGTGCACTTATATCTGAAGACAAAAGTTCTTTCTTTAGTCCAACAATAACTGCATTTTATACAAAACCATTCACTACAGGAAAAAAATTAACTATATCACCAGAATTGTATATTATGTCAACTCCGTTGATATATTCTACTCAAGATAGAGTAACATCTACGGATAGAACGTTTGTAGCTTTTATAGGATCTGGATTTGACTATAAAATAACTAAGCGTTTTAAGTTCAACTTTAATTATAAACTAAATGTAAGTACCAATACTGAAATACCAATGCTATCATTTTTCTTAATTGGTAGTAAAGTCAATTTATGATAAGAATATTAGTTATATTATTTTTATTACCATTAACAATACTAGGACAGTCTATAACTGCTCCGCCTGGTAGAACTTATCAAGTTAGTACAGCAGGACAAGATGCTAGTGGATTCTCAATAAGTGGTTTTACTACAGAAACATTATTAACTTCAATTGGATTCGTCAACCCTCCAGCAGGTGTAACATTTAGTATTACTACAACTACAGGTTTAACATTTACCACAGGTTATAATTCTTGGGCTAATCAAACTCGTTTAAGTTTTACAGGCACTCAAGCTAATATAAATAATGCTTTAGCATCATTAAAAGTAAATACAAGTGCTACTCTAGGTAATGTACAAATATCAGTATCAACTACAGTTAATCCAACAGGCTACTTTTATAATCCTATTAACGGACACTTTTATAGGCCAATAGCTGCAGGCGCTACTTATGATAATGCTAAGGCTTTATCCGCAGGTCAAACATTTAAAGGTCAAACTGGATATTTAGTCACAATCACTTCAGCAAATGAAGAGTCATTTATTATAACAAATGTACCTCAGACTAATATTTGGTTTGCTTTAACAGATAGAGTACAGGAAGGATTTTGGAGAATAGATGCTGGTCCTGAAAATGGCACTCTTATCAAGACGCAAAATGGTCAAACAGCTGGTAATATAGTTGGCCAATATAATAACTGGTGTGGCGGTGAGCCTAATAATGCCGGCGATGAAGATTTTGCCGTAACTAAATGGGGTGGTGGTAGTTGTTGGAATGACTTACCTGGTACAGCTAATTGGGCTAATCCTTACATAGTTGAATTTGGTACATGGACAAATCCGGCAGATCAAACGTTTACAGGCTTCTATTCAGCTAATACTATTAATACAGTAGCAATTACAAACACATTATCAGGCACAGTTACAATACCAGCAACATTAAGTTCAAGACCACTACTTACACTTTATAGAGTAGTAAATGGTGTTGATCAACTTGTAGATTATAAAACTGTAGCAACAAATGGTACTTATACTTTTACTTTACCAAATCAAAACTCAACTTATAAATTAGTCCCGTCATTAACAATACAAGGTATTACAATAGATGATTTTAATTTAGTTTGGGGTGAAACAAAGAATATAAATACACCGTCTAATACTCTCCAAGGTTTAGTAATGACAGGAACTAAACAATGGAAAGCTGCAGATATAAATAAAAATGGTGTATTAGATCCAGGTGATGCCTATCTTGTAGCAGCACATTTGACGGGGTTTAGATCTATAACAGAAGCGTTATGGTTTACTCCCAGTGATTATGATCTAATAACCAGAACAAACTATTCCACTATTAATTCAGTAGTCTCATTTACAATTAACGTTACAACATCTAATGTTACACAAAACATTAAGTATTGTATTTTAGGAGACATTAATCTATCTCACTCTTCGAATTAAAATAATAATTTAATAATTAAAAGTGAGCATTTTATATACCAAAATAAAGTATTTATTTATAGAACTCTAAATAATGTATAAAGAATTAATTGTTTTATTTGCACAAACGTTATATAATATACTTAAAGTATTAGAAATAAAATATACCTACCAGAACAAAATACCTGCACTTTTATTAAATTCCATTTGGATAAATTTAGTTGCACTAGCCTCTACATATTACGCAATTGATGATTTATTAAAAGGCAAATTCACTATTGTTATATTTTATATAGCTGGTTCTGTTTTAGGCAAATACTTAGGTATGAAATTTGGCAATCCTCGTAATCAAATCTGGAAAAAATTATTTAAAAAATGACTACTTATAAAGCAATCATAGTATCTGATTTACATTTAGGCACAAAAGATAGTAAGGCAGAAGAGTTTATAGATTTTATTGAAAAACATCCTACTGAGTTATTAATTCTTAATGGTGATATAATCGATGGTTGGGCTTTAAATAGAGGATCTAAATGGAAGAAAAAACATACTAAAGTTATTTCTAAATTACTTAAATTATCAAATAAAACTAGAATAATTTGGATAAGAGGTAATCACGACGAATTTTTACAAGAATTTATAGGCGATCATTTTGGAGGCATAGAAATACGAGAAGATTACAAAATAAAGTATTTAGAACACATAGAATATGATAATTGGAAAGAAAGATGCTACTATATATTTCATGGAGATGTAATAGATATTTTTATTACAAAATATAACTGGTTATCAAAACTTGGATCAATAGGATATGATCTTGCTCTATGGGCAAATAGACAATATAACAAATATAGAAAGTGGAGAAAACTGCCTTATCAATCTATATCTCAAAAAATAAAAGCTAGTGTAAAAACAGCAGTAAGTTACGTAAATGACTTTGAAGTAACAGCTTTAAAAATGGCAGAAAAACAAGGTTGTGATGGAGTTATTTGTGGTCATATTCATCAGCCAGAAGATAGAATTATTGATGGTAAAAGGTATTTAAATTCTGGTGATTGGGTAGAAAATATGAGTGCTATTTTAATTGATGTTCATGGTAAAGTATATTTATATAATAATTAATTAATTTATGTATAAAATTTTAGACACTCTATTTAATTTTTCTGATAAAAGAAAAATAAATTTTAACAAAGGTTTAGTTTGGGGTATACTTGGATTTTTATTTGCGCTGTTACTATGTAAATCAATTATAGGATAAAAAAAGTAGCATACTATAAAGATTAATTGTATCTAATAAACAAATCTATCTTATATTTGTATTGAAACAAATCAAAATAGAAAAATGAAAAAGATGGTTATCGCTATGGCAATGCTTGTTATGCTTGCTTCTTGTGGTGGTTCTGGTGAGACTCCTGCCACTGATTCACTTGTAGCTCCTGTAGATTCAATAGTAGCTCCAGTTGATTCTGTAAATGTAGTAACTGATTCTGCTCAACTAAATGATGCAGTAGGTGCTGGTCAATCTGCGCACGAGATTCCAGTAAAGTAATTACTATGGGCTGTCGAGGGAAACGCTCGGAACGACTACCGTTGAAACGTCTTTTTAGATAAAATCAAATACTTATTATATGAAAGTTCTTTGTATAAATGGATATGAAAATGTGCTTATTGAAGGTGAAGTTTATACTGTAGCTCAAGTAACTGTTGGTAACAATTTTATATTAGAAGAAGTTGATGTTCCAGAAGGATACACATCATTTAACTCTAATAGATTTGTTCCTCTTATTACAAGCGATGAAGATTCATTAGCTGAAGCTTTTTGGAATGAACAACCTCCAGCAGAATATACTGCATAGATCTTTAAAATATGGGGATAACCGGTATCGATCCGAATGTTGAGGTAATACTACATGCAGGCATTTGAGTATACTGCCTTAGAAGATACTAAACAATAAACGCTGAAGAATTATCTTCATTCACTTTCGAAGACGCAATGTCTTTCGTTGGTGCTGACTACGCAGTAGCTGCCTAGTCAAACTCGGGTGAGTAACCTAGGAACAGAACTACTCCGAGTATTCATGATCGACTCGTTAAATAAGGACTGTGGATTGTTTTCTTGATAGTCATAAAATCAAGTGGTGGATCCGACCATAACAAGTCAGCCCTTACGGTGCAGCGCAAGCAGTACTAAGCATGTGAGACGTTAGTATTATTGTCTCTTTCGGAGACGTGGGTTCGAATCCCACTATCTCCACCAAAAATAAAAATGTGGCCGAATAAATCCTTGAGAGGGATTAAGGCACTAGCGAGATGGCTGAAAAGCTATTGAGTTGGGTTTCACAGACAGATGAGTTAAAACCACCAACACTAAGGGTAGAATGCGCAACCTGAAAGTGCTCTGGATACGCCGAAGATAAATCATGACGATCTCCGCAGGCGTTGCTGGTAGTCAATCCAGCTAGTCTCAACACTTAGACTGATCATCTTTGTGGACTATGGGTGAAAAGGGGTCTGTCCATGGATTATGGGTAATCGTTACTCCCATCAATTTATAGGTAGGTCAGAAATGGCTTCCCTTTTTTAATGATCCTTAGCTCAGTTGGTTAGAGCATTTAGCTCCAATATTTTATATTTATAATAAAATAGTATGGAATGCATCTACTGTAAAAAGTTAATAAATAATATAGGTTCTTTGAAAGCTCATGAAAAATACTGTTATTCAAATCCTAATAAACAAATTAGAGTATCTAACTTTATTAATTACAATAAAAAAGTAAAAGAAAAAGAGATAGTAAAAAAATACTCAAATCAATATGACAAAGCTAAATCATTAGGAGAAAAAATAGTTGTATCTGAATCAACAAAAGCTAAATTATCTTTAGCATCAAAAGGTAAAATTTGGAGCCAAGATAAAAAAATATTACATTCTATAAAAATGAAAGATGTAGTAAAGAATAATCCAGAAAGTTATACAAAAAATAATGTAGTAGGTAGAGTTAAAAATATAGAGTATAAAGGAATAAAATTAAAAGGATCTTGGGAATTATTATTTGCTAAATGGTTAGATGCAAATAATATATCTTGGCAGCATGAATGTAAATCTTTTGAATATGAATGGAATGGAAAAAGATCATATTTCCCAGATTTTTATATTCCAGATTTAAATTTATATGTTGAAATTAAAGGGTATGAAACAGAAAGAGATAGGAATAAATGGAAAGTTGTACCTAATTTAATTGTAATAAAAAAGAGAGAAATAGATCAAATTAAAAAAGGTATTTTTACATTGGCGCATATAGGCTCTCGCTCATAACGAGTTGAAACCTTAATAGGTTGCATGGGGGTTCGAATCCCTCTGCGCCAACAAGGCTACTGTTCTTTGACATATAAGGAGAAACAAATTATGGAACTATTATCATTTAGTTTAGGAATGGCATTTGTAGTGGTTATTGCTATTGCAATAGTTGCTGTTTATGCTTTTGTTAAGGTAAGAAATCTTGATAAAGAACTTAGTTCAGTACATCAAATCATAGGAACAGAAATAGACAATCAGAATAGATTACGTGAACACGATAGAAGAGAATGTGAAAATGTCATTCAAGATATTTATAGAACTATAGAAAATAATAGAAATGAGCGTAAAGAAGACTTACGAAATCTTGCTTCTCAAATGAATAGATCTATAGATTCTAGATTCGATATATTTACAAACAAACACTTTCCGTCACAAGAACAATTAAAAAAATAAAATAAAATAGTTAAAGAACAGTAGCCTTTTAATAAAAAAAGCCGGAATAAACCGGCTTTATTTTTAAATAAAAAGATTGTTAATTATGCAGCTTTTTTCTTCTCCCAAATAGACCAACCAGCACCAGCTAAAGTCATAATACCACCAAGTACTTCTTGGAATAGGCTCTCATCAATCAAACCTTTTGCAACAACGATACCGCCAACAAAAGTAAGAGCGTGTCTGATAAGACCTAATAATTCATTTTGTTTCATTTCTAATGATTTAAGTTAAAAATATGTACCTTATAGTACAAGAATAAATATCTTTATAAATCAATAAAATAAATTACTCTAAAGATCAATTGTATCAATATCAAAAGACATTCTTATATTTAGATAAATAAAACATTATGATATTAATTATTTACATTATCAGCATAATTTACTGTATATACAAAATGTATACTAGTTATGCTAAAAGAAATGAAGATCCTCTACACGCATCTCCAGCATTAGAAACATTAGCCATATTAGTAATGGCACCAGTATTAATGGCAGTTGATGTTAGTTTTACTTGGATAAGAAAGTACAAAGAGTACAAACAAGAAAAACAAGATAACATATTTTAATAATTGTCAGGTGGTGAAAGAGTAGCTACACGGCATACACACCCACTCGTCTCGTGGGCGCTGAAAAACGAGATAGGTATTTAGATATGGGTTGACCACAAAGCCGGCTTATTTTGTCTAATACTGAATCGCAGCATGGAGGTTCGACTCCTCCCCTGACAGCATTTTAATTAATAAAATAATAGCTATGCAAAATAACCCAATAGACAAATGTGTAATGTGTGGTAAAGATACTCCATACAGATTCAATGATGATATTGATACAAGAATAGGATACATTGAAGGCGCAGGTCAAGGGTGTTATCAATCTCGAATATGTAATGAAGAATCTAATAAGCTGCTAATCACTATTAGTGAAGAATTAATCTATTCAACACCTAATGATCAAGAGCTTGGTAAGAAAGTTAGGAAAATTTATTGGAATTCTAAAAAATAAATAATATGCAGGATCAAAGAATGAAAGTCAACATAGACTTAAAAAAGACTACATCAGTAGTATGCGATGAATGTTCTAATACAACATTTCAAGAAGCTCTTATGCTTCGTAAGGTTAGTAAGTTTTTGACAGGTGAAATGCAAGATGGTGTTATTCCTATTGCAACATTTGTATGTACAAAATGTGGACATGTTAACAAAGACTTTTATCCTAAAGAATTAGTAGATGAGCAACAATAAAGATATATACGGAACAATAACAACATATAATGATTCTAATAGTAGAATAGTGCGTAAAGCTGATTCTATTGTTGATTCAGTTATAGATAAATTCTTAGATCGTTCTAAAGTAGGAAAGCAAAAATATGGAACAGATTTAGATAGAGAAGACTATTCACTATCAGAGTGGTTAACCCATCTTCAAGAAGAACTTATGGATGCAGTTAATTACATAGAGAGAATTAAAAGGATTGTAGACGGTAAAACTAAATAATGCCCAAACCTAATTTAAACATCAATTGGGCTACCCAAACTCCCGTATCTTATTCTCAGTATTCTATTTATAAGCAATGTGAATACCAGTGGTATTTGACTTATATAAAGAAAGAGAGTTCATTTAAGCCTTCTATTTATTTAGTATATGGTACTGCAATGCACGAGACTATACAAGAGTATCTCAAACTCATGTATGAAAAGTCTGGTAAAGCTGCAGATGAACTTGATTTAGATAAGATACTTGAAGAAAGGCTTATAGAGAACTATAAGCAAAGTTTAGTAGACAATAAGAATGAGCATTTTAGCAATAAAGATGAGTTGAAAGAATTCTTAGCAGATGGTCAAGCTACTTTAGATTGGTTTAAAAAGAATAGATCTAAATACTTTTCAAGAAAAACATCTGATCTAGTAGGTATAGAAATTCCTATTTTACTTCCAGTCATAGACGATATACCTGGAGTTCTTATGAATGGATCTATAGACTTCATAATATATGAAAAAGCTGTAGACAAGTACACTATTTATGATATAAAGACGTCAACTAAAGGATGGTCTGATTATGAAAAGAAAGATCAGACTAAGATCAATCAGATACTTCTTTATAAGAGGTTTTATTCCAAGGCAATGAATGTGCCAGAAGAAAAGATTGACGTTAAATTCTTCATAGTAAAAAGAAAAGTGTTTATTAATCCAGACTATCCAACATATAGAGTTCAAGAGTTTATACCGGCTAATGGAAAGAAAAAAGTACAAGATGCATTTGAAGACTTTTCTAAATTCATAAGAGAGTGTTTTAATCCTAATGCTAAACATAATAAGGAAAGATCATATATAAAGAACATAAATAGTTGTAAGTTCTGTCCTTATACAAACAAACCTGACTTGTGCAATAAAACTCCATAAAAATATTTTTTTATTTACATATTTATTTGTATATTCTAGTATATTTATTATAAAAGAAAATATGATAAATAAATCAAAAAGAGTTATAACATCGGTAAAGATACCTGAAACTCTATATGAAGACTTTAAAGTAACATCTGTTAAGACTAAAATAAATCTACAAGATATAGTTGAGAGAGCTATGTTTATGTATCTTACAGATTCTGAATTTAGACAAAGTATTCATGAACAATATAACACTCATTACACGGGATCTACTTTAATTGAAGCAATAAAATAAGTTACACATGATAAATGGTTATATTCCTCAAGCACAAAGAAAAAAGATTCTTTTTCTATGTGATGATATTAGAATGACAAGCGGTATTTCTACAATGGCTAGAGAAATAGTTGTAGGCAGTTCTCACGTATTTAATTGGGTAAATTTAGGTGGTGCAATAAACCACCCGGATCAAGGAAAAAAATTAGATATTTCAGCTGATACAAATAGAATCATGGGCATCAATGACTCTTCTGTATTTATATACCCAACTAATGGATATGGATCTCCTGAATTAATCAGGCAGCTAATAGAAATAGAAAATCCTGATGCTATTATGTTCTTTACAGATCCTAGATATTGGGTTTGGTTATTTCAAATGGAGAATGAGATTAGGAAAAAAATACCGATGATCTATTTAAATATCTGGGATGATCTTCCTGCTCCACTTTATAATAAATCTTTTTATGAGTCTTGCGATACCTTAATGGCTATATCAAAACAAACTCTTAATATTAATAAAATGGTATTAGGAGATAAAGTAAAAGGAAAAATTCTTAAATATGTTCCTCATGGAATTAATGAGAAGATATTTTATCCCATTACTGAATTCATGCAAAGTCAAAATGAAGCTTTAGAAAAAAAGAAGAAAGAAATATTTGGTGATTTTAATCCTGAATTTGTTTTGTTCTATAATGCTAGAAATATTAGAAGAAAATGTACTTCTGATTTGATTGCTGCGTATGCTTTATTCTGCGATGAGATAGGAAAAGAAAAAGCTAGTAAATGTGCACTACTAATGCATACTCAAAGAGCAGATGAAAACGGAACAGATTTGGATGCAGTGGTAGATCTAATATGTGATCCAGAATATCAAAAAGTGTATTTCTCAGATGCAAGAATTAATGCAGAAGACATAAATTTGCTTTATAACATGTCTGATGTAACTGCGCTAATATCTTCTAATGAAGGTTGGGGACTATCTCTAACTGAGTCTATGATGGCAGGTAGAATGATAATAGCCAATGTTACTGGAGGTATGCAAGATCAAATGAGATTTGAAGATAAAAATGGTAAGTGGATTGACTTTGATGATAAATTCTGTTCAAATCATTTTGGCAAATATAAAAAGCACGGAGAGTGGGCGCTACCTGTATTTCCTACAAATATAAGTATAGTAGGATCAATACCAACACCTTACATTTATGATGATAGATGTGATTTTAGAGACGTTGCTAAAGCAATAGAAGAGTGTTATAACTTATCTCCAGAAGAAAGAAGTAGAAAAGGTATGGCAGCTAGAGAGTGGGTACTATCTGATGAATCTATGATGAGCGCAGCTCACATGTGTGATAATGTTATATCCACTATAAGTGAAACTATTAATACATTCAAACCTAAAAAAGATTTTGAATTAATTAAAACAGAAAAGTTAGAAAGAAAAAAAATTGTACACCCTTTAGTTTATTAATATGAAACAGTTGTGCGTAATTAGTTGTCCTATTGACACGTATTCAGGTTATGGTGCTAGATCTAGAGACTTTGTTAAAGCTCTATATGAATTAAAAAAAGACGAGTATGATATTAAAATAGTATCTCAACGTTGGGGAGTTACTCCTTGGGGATATATAAAAGCAAATAAAGAGGAATGTAGTTGGTTAGAACCTTTAGTATTACAAGCCCCTCAATTGCCAAAACAACCAGATATTTGGATTCAAATTACTGTACCAAATGAATTTCAACCTATTGGAAAATATAATATAGGATTGACCGCAGGTATAGAAACTACTATTTGTGATCCTAGTTGGATAGAAGGAGTTAATAGAATGAACATAACCCTAGTATCATCAGAACATTCTAAAAAAGTATTTCAACAATCTACATTTGAAAAGAGAGATCAACAAAATCAAGTTCTTGGAATAATTAAACTTGAAAAACCTGTTGAAGTTTTATTTGAAGGAGTAGATTTAAATAAGTACTTTCATATTGAAGATGAAAATCTTGAAGAAACTGATCTAGTACTTGAATTAGATGAGATTAAAGAAGAGTTTTGTTTTCTATATGTAGGACATTGGCTTCAAGGAGAATTAGGTGAAGATAGAAAGAATACTAGCTTAATGTTAAAAACATTCTTTGAAACATTTAAAGATAAGAAAAATAAACCAGCACTTATAATGAAAACATCTGGAGCTGGATCTAGTATAATGGATCGTGATGAGATGCTTAAAAAAATTGATGATATTAGAAATATAGTTAGTGGAGATTTACCTAGCGTTTATTTACTCCATGGAGAATTAGATGATAAAGACATTAACAATCTTTATAATCACCCTAAAGTAAAAGCAATGTTTAATCTAACTAAAGGTGAGGGATTTGGTAGACCTTTATTAGAATTTACTCTTAGTAAAAAACCAATTATAGTATCAGGATGGTCTGGACATGTTGATTTTCTTGATCAAGAGTTCTGTTGTTTAGTTAGTGGCGAGTTAAAAAATGTTCACCCATCTGCCCAAGTACAAAATATAATATTGGCCGAATCCATGTGGTTGAGCCCAGATGTTAATCAAGCAAGTACATATCTAAAGAATGTCTATGAAAAGTATTCTAAGTATGAAGAACTTGCTAAACGTCAATCTCACTTATCTAGAACTAAATTCTCGTTTGATGAAATGAAAAGTTTGCTTGCTAGTTACTTAGATAGAATTCCAAAACAAACTTCTATTCAACTTCCGCAACTCAAGAAGATCGAGTTACCAAAACTTAAAAAAGTAGACTAATGACAACCAGTGAATTTACAATATGGTTAAAAGGTTTTACAGAAGCGTGTAATGATTTTACTCCTACACCAAAACAATGGGATCGTATTAAAGAAGTATTGAATGAAGTACAAGACTATAATGACAATCCAGGTATAGATGTAGAAATAGACGATTGGTATAATAAACCCGGCACTGATCTTTTTCCGCCTAATGGAACACCACCAAGCTGGTTAAGATCTGCTGGTACCGGAGTTTTAAATACTGGGATTAGTAATTCAACAGCAACTAATTTACCTAACCACACTAATGTAACTTATACAACTAAACAACAACTCAATGACTGATAATTTAATAACATGCCCAAAGTGTAAAGCTCCAGAGTCTTGTTACACTCAGCCTGTAAATGAATTTCACAAAGCTTATGTTTGTCTATCTTGTGGTTTTCAAACAAATGACTTGATGCGTGAAAGTGAATTCAACTTTGAAAAATATGAGAATGAACTTCCCGAACTTTATAAAGATATAAAACAAACTGACGAAGATGGAAGAGTTTGGTATCCTAATGTAATTAATATAGAAGGCAAAGGAACTGTATTTGCTAATGGCGCTTCAAAAGATGAATGGGAATGGAGTTCTATTAAAAGTGTAGAACTCACAGAAGAAGAAAAAGAACTTCCTAAATTCAAAGGAAAGAAATATAAATCAGATTCTAAGACACTAAAAAGTTTTGGTAATGATTATTTTGAAGCCTGTGAATATATTGGCTTCTATGATATAAAATAAATATTATGCCATCAATTAGTTATGCTATAACCGCTTGTAACGAGCACGTTGAATTAGAACGTTTATTGGAAATGTTAGAAAATAATATTCGTCCTAAAGATGAAGTTGTAATTCAAATAGATTTAACAGCTACACCTGAAGTAAAAGCACTGTGTACTGATTATATGAGAAATAATTGGTATGCTATAGAATTTCCTCTTAATAAAGACTTTGCTTCATTCAAAAATAACCTTAGTAAGCATTGTACTAAAGACTATATATTTCAAATAGATGCAGATGAATATCCCCATACACATTTAATTACTAACTTGGCAGATATATTAGAATACAATCAAACAATTGATGTATTTTTGGTACCTAGGATTAATACAGTATCAGAATTAACTGAGCAGCATATCCAAAAATGGGGATGGAGAGTTGATGATAAAGGTTGGGTTAATTTCCCAGATTATCAATGGAGAATATGGAAAAATAAGAATAGTATTAAGTGGATAAATAAAGTACATGAGAGGTTAGATGGTTTTCAAGAGTACTCAGTACTACCACAATCAGAAGAATACTGTTTATTTCATCCTAAAGATATAGAAAGACAAGAAAGACAAAATAAATTATACGAAACAATATGAATATAGGAATAATAGGCCAGGGATTTGTAGGAAGCGCAGTTTATAAAAAATTTAAAAATTATTATGATGTATTTACATTTGATATAGATCAATCAAAATGTAATTCAAATAAAGATTTTTTATTTAAAAATTGTGAAATAATATTTATTTGCCTACCTACTCCAATGAATTTAGATGGATCTTGCAATATAGATTTAGTTGAAAACACAATTAAAGAAATAAATAATCTAACTAAAAATAAAATAGTAATTGTAAAATCAACTATTATACCTGGAACAATAGAATATTTTAATAAAACATATTCTAATCTTACAGTAGTTTTTAATCCAGAGTTTTTAACAGAAAAAAATGCAGATAAAGACTATAATTCACAAAATAGAATTATATTAGGTGGACCTAGACCTGCTACAACAAAACTTAAGCAAGTATTTTCAAATGTATTCCCTGATGCACATATTATAAAAACAGATTCTACACATGCAGAAATGGTAAAATATGTTACCAATACATTTTTATCAGTAAAAGTATCTTTTGCTAATGAAATATATCAACTGTGTTCTTCTTTAAACATAGACTACGATAAAGTAATTGAATATGCTACATACGATCAAAGAATAGGAACTTCCCATTGGGCTGTACCAGGACCTGATGGAGATTTTGGTTTTGGAGGACATTGCTTCCCTAAAGACCTTTCTGCACTAATACATCTTAGCCAGAAACATGATTGTATTCATGAAGTTTTATTAGCTACTAAAAATACAAATCTAAAAGTTCGTACTAATAAAGATTGGGAAAATATGAAAGGCAGAGCAGTAATATAAAAATAAATATATGAAAATACTTGATATAGGAGCAAATGATGGTTTTTGGTATCTTGAAAATAAACACAGATTTCCTATGTGTGATTTTACTTTAGTAGAAGCTAATATAAAAAATGAGTATAAACTTAAGCAATTAAATGTAGAGTACTATATAGAATGTTTAAGTGATACAGAAAAAGAGGTTGATTTTTATATAACAAAAGATAATCCCACAACTACAGGAGCTTCTTATTATAAAGAAAATACTAATTTTTTTTCTGAAAACAATATAGATGTTATTAAAGTAAGAACAAAAACTTTAGACAATTTATTTCCTAATAGATTTTTTGATATTATTAAAATAGATGTTCAAGGATCTGAATTAGATATTATAAAAGGAGGAAGTAGAATATTTTCAGCAGCTAAAAAGATAATAATGGAAATACCAATTGATGGAATAGAGTATAATATTGGAGCTCCAAAAAGAAAAGATTACTTTGAAACTATGAATTCAATAGGATTTAAATCCCATAGAATGATACAATCAATATCAGGAGTGCATGAAGATTATGAATTCACAAAATAGTATATGAGAACTTTAAATTTATATTCTTTTCATAAAGGTATAGCTTCTGAAAGATTTGACAATCATAATACTCAAAACCTTATAAAAGAATTAAGTAAAATATATAATATTGTGCATAAAGAATATAGTGGAAATGATAACTACTATTATAAAAATGATTGCGATGTTTTAATTAATCAAGGATCTATATTGATATTTGAATTTGATGATACAAAAGAGTTTAAAACTTTTGATTTTGGAGATGCACCAACTATATCTGTAAAATTAAGTTTGTCTAAAAATTTTATTGGAGCTGCGATAGGTCAATATAATGTAGATTTGTGGGATCAAACTATAAAAGATAAAAATTTAAGAAATAAAATAAAACCAAGCTTTTATCCTGAATCTTATTGGCATTTTGGTTTAGAAAATTATGAAGATGTTTATAATTACAGAAAAAATATTTCTCTTAATACAGATTTATATTGGAGAGGTAGTATATATAAAGATCCTAATATAGTAGAATATGATAGAAGAATAGCTATAGAATATATAGCAAATCAATTAAAAGATTTTCATTTTGGATACCATCCAATTTCTTTTGATTCTTATATTAAAGAATGCATAAATTATAAACTAGCCTTATGTTTTGGAGTTGGAGGAGGTTACTCTTGTGGTGATTTTTGCTTAAGAGATATAGAATTATATGGATTAGGAATACCTACAATAAGACCGAAGTACGCTGCAAAAACAGAGGATCCTTTAATACCAGATTATCATTATATAGCTGTAGACTGCGAGTTTGATGAAACCTATAGATATAAAAATCCAGAAAAATTAGCTAGTTTAGTAATACAAAAATATAAAGAAGTTATTAAAGATGATAATTTGTTACAAAACATTTCTACAAATGCTAGAAATTGGTACTTAAAAAATGTAACTTATCCAAATATTACACAAAATTTAATTAAAATTTTAGAGTTATGAAAGATTTAATAGTTTCTACAATAAGTGAAAATTACGAATGGACAGATATAAAAAATTGGATAGGATCTTTAAAGAAAACTAATTATTCTGGGGATATTTTATTTATATGTTATAATTTTAATAATAATAAAGAGTACATACATAAGTTAAATGATTTAGGAGTTTTAACTTTAGAGCCTCAAAATACATATAGAGCAGAAATAGAAACTAATTTTTTATGGCACTCTGGATATGTTAATAATGGTAATGCTAATAAATTAATTCATAATGTAAGACTTTTTCATTTATGGCAATATTTTACAGAAAATAAAATTGAAGAAGAATATGAAAGGATTATCTTTATGGATGGTAGAGATGTTGTATTTCAAAAAAACCCATCCGAATGGTTAGATAAAAATATGACTAATGAAATACTAGTGCCTTCCGAGGGAGTTTTATATTCTAATCAAGATTGGAATACTAATAATGCTCTTATTAATTTTGGACCATATGTGTATGAATACTTATTAAAAGATGATTTTGTTTTTAATGTAGGTACATTTGCATGTAAATCTACAATTTGTAAAGATTTATGTCTTATTATATATCTAATGTCTAATAATATAGGACATGCTGATCAACCTTCATTTAATATACTAACAAAAACTTTATTAAAAGATAAGTGTCAAATTGTTAATTATAATGATTTATGGGCTTTTCAAATAGGAGCCATAATAGAAAATATAGAAGATTACTGTTATTTTAAAGATGGATTAGTATATTCTAAAAAGCATAATGAACCTTATTTTATAATCCATCAATATGATAGAGTTCCTAATTTTAAATCTTATTTTGATAAAAATATATGACGTATTCAATAATTATACCTTACAGAAATAGAGAAGAGCACCTCCAAATAATTATTCCTAGACTACAAGAATTATTTAAAGATCAAAGCTATGAAATAATAGTTTCTGAGCAAGACGATACAGATAATTTTAGAATATCATGTGTAGAAAATGTAGGTTTCATACATTCAAAAGGAGATATCATAGTTTTACAACAAGTAGATTACTATCCTACAGATGATGTCTCTTACAAAGTAAGTGACACACCAATTTTACCTGCAAGAAAAGGCATTTTTTTATCAAAAGATAATAAAAATCCAAGAGATTTTTTTGATATACCAGGAGGATATAGAAAGTGGTCTGAAGAAATAGATGATGCATTTTATGGCGGAGTTATTTGTATGACTAGATCTCATTTTGAACAGATAAATGGATTAAATCCACTTTATAAAGGATGGGGAAATGAAGATGAAGACCTAAGAGAGAGGTTTGTATGGGCAAATATCCCAGTAAAAAGAAATGATGTAGGAACATTTTTATGTTTATACCATGAAGATAATGGAGATATGTCTAAAAAAACTACAGAACAGCAATATGATTTTTATTCTGGTAAAAAATACTTTTATGAACAATCATATAAAGATAGACATATAGGATATAAAAATATGGAATATGACTATGAAGAATTATCAACAGGTATAGAAAATCTTAGATGGATAAAAAGTAAAAACTATAAAATTAATATATGCTAATAGAAATGGACTTAAGGGATCTCAGAAATGAATTTGATTTAAAAATACAAGGTATAATTCAAGTAGGAAGTCATACTGTTAAAGAATACAAAATACTTAAAGAATTATGTAAAAACTTTATTTTTATAGATGCTAACCCGAATGTAATTAATGATTTATCTAAAAAAATTTCTGAAAATGATATAGTATTTAATAGTTTGCTATCTGATGTTGATGATTTAGAAGTAGATTTTTATATTCTAAATCACGAACAGTCTTCTTCAATGTTAGAACTAGATTTACATTCAAAGTACCACCCAGAATATTCAAAAATAGTTGATAAAATTAAATTAAAAACTAGTACTCTAGATTCTTTAATAGAACGTAACAATATTAACACAAGCAAATATAACATGCTAATGATTGATGTTCAAGGAGCTGAGTATTTAGTTTTAAAAGGATTTGAAAAAAATATAAACAATATAGACTATATATATACAGAATTGAATTTTGAGAATATGTACAAAAATTGTGTAATAGAAAAAGATTTAACAGAATATCTTTCTAATTTAGGTTATACACTAAAAAAATCTTTTAATACAGGTTTTGGATGGGGTGACGGACTATATATAAAAAATAATTTATTATGAAAAATCCTAGTATCATAATTAGTAGTTGTGATAAATACCACTATTTGTGGGATATTCAATTACAATTATTTAATAAGTACTGGCCAGATTGTCCATATGACATCTTTATGGTTTCTGAATCTAGTAAAATTCCAAATTTTAAAACAAATTTAAAATTAATTAATTACAATACAAATAAACCTACATTAGGTCCAAGTGATTGGTCAAGTGCACTATCATCTGTATTGGAATTAATAGATTCAGATTATATAATATATATGCAAGAAGATTATATTTTTACTGATTATATAAATCAAAATAAAATAAATTCTGTTTTTGATTATGTAAATAAAAATAAAGTAAACTATATAAGATTTTATACAGGACCTCCTGGAAATGGTGAAGTTATAGAAATAGAACAAGATATAAAAATTAAAGAAATACTACCAGGAACCCAATGGAGAAATAGTCTTATGTTGGCAATTTGGAAAAAATCTTGTCTATTATCACTATTAGATACTCATAAAAATATAAATCCTTGGGAATTTGAAAAAATATCTAGTGATCATTTTAATAAATTTTATTGTATAGATCTACCAAAAAATGACATTAGTGATATTTTGCCTTTTTTAGGTATGTATGGATCTACAAATGGATATACATTTTATCCTATGATAATAAATCTTTTAAAAAGTATAGGTATAAAAAAATTAGACGGATCAGATATAGACTTTAATATTAAATTATAAAACAAAAGTTATGAAAAATTTAAGTTGCTTAATTGTGACTTACGGATATTTTGGAGATATAGCTTTTGCAAGCTCTATAGCAAAAAAGTTAATTCAGGAAAATCAATATTCGTATGTCGATTATTTAATAGGATTTCCTCAAATGAAAAGAGTTCTTGATAATAATCCGTATATAAGAAAAGTATATAATTCAGAGTATCCTAATCTAGAACCTATCAATAATAAAATTTCTTATGAAGATTATGATTCTGTTATAAAATTAAAACACTTATCTTTTGAAATACCTCCTGCATTAGAATTCCAATTATACGCGGGAGTAAAAAACCCAGATGCAGAATTTAAAATATATACTGAGTATGAATATGATAAAATAGCTGAATCTTATATTAAAGAAAACTATTCAAACGGAAAAAAGACTATTGCTATAATGCAAAGTTGGGAATCTAAAACTTATATATTTAGTGAAGAACAATACATTGCTGGTATAGACACTCCTAATTTAGGATATGGAGGTAAGCATAGAAATATAAAATATATTTATAATGAACTAGAAAGATATTTTAATATTATTCCAGTTGGAATGCCTATATTTGTATCACAGCATCAAACAATAAATGTAGAAGACGAAGATCAAAAATCTATTTTATTTGAATGTTCTATAATTAAATATTGTGATGCTTTTGTAGGAACAGAAGGTGGTTTATGTAATTTAGCAGCAGGAGTAGGAACTAAGACAATAATAACAGGAGACTTTGTACACCAGTTATATGGATGGAATGGAGTGATTAAAAAAATTAAAGAACCTAAATTAGGACCTATTCACTATTTTTTAAACTCCGACCATATTGAATTAGATCCATATTTAAGTGATGAACAAGTTTTACAACAAATAATAAAAAACGTATAGTATGGCGCACTCGGCTCAAATGAATTTTTGCTATCTGTTAAAAAATATGATTCCAGCACTTTTTAAAAATGTTAGAGTTTTAGATATTGGATCTCAAGATATTAATGGAAATAATAAAATATATTTTGAAAATATTGATTATGTAGGAGTAGACATTTCTGAAGGAAAAAATGTAGATGTAGTTTGCCCAGGACATAAGTATGATACTGATAAAAAATTTGATGTAGTATGTAGTACAGAATGTTTTGAACACGATCCTTTCTGGGATCAAACAATGAATAATATGTATAGGCTTTTAAAACCTGGAGGTCTTTTTTTCTTTACTTGCGCAGGAGATGGTAGAGACGAGCATGGAACAAAGAAAACATGTCCGTCTAATGAAGACTGGATTCAGCATGAATGGGAAGATTATTATATGAATTTAAATGAAAAAATAATTAGAAAAAATTGTTGGGATGTAGAGAACCTTTTTTCTATACATAAGTTTATATACAATCCAGTAGCTAAAGACTTATATTTTTTTGGAATAAAATTACCTAAATAATGAAATACGATTATTTTGTATTAGGATATAACGCAGTAAATTATTTTAATCAGTGGTATGATAAAAATAAATTTCCTAATACGGTTATGAGATTTGTAGATAATGGAAATCAAGAAGTACCTGAATCTTTAAAAAATAATGTTTTACATAAAAATAAAAAAAATATAGGATGTTCTGGTGGATGGAATATTATATGCGATATTGCATTTAATTATTTTAATTTAGAAAAAATTATAGTAGGACAAGAAGATGGCATTGTTTCTGAAGAGATTTTTGATGCGCTTATTCAATCTTGTGATGCCAATAATTTTTGTGGCACTTATAATAATGGATTTGAATTTTCTACTTTTGCTATTCATAAAGATACTTTTAAAAGAATAGGTAGATTCGATGAAAATTTTGTTTTTGTAGGATGCGAAGATAATGACTATAAATATAGAGCAAAATTATTAGGAATAGATATTCACACTTTAGGAGTATCTCACATGTATAATTCAAGTGTAGCTAATAATGATATAGTTAAACCCAAAAAAGCGTCTATACATAATGCTGAATATATAGAAAGAAAATGGGGAAATTATACATATAAAAATCCTTTTAATGGAGAAAATCATTCTAAATACACTGAATACTTCTTGGAACTATATGGAAATTTAACAAAGTTTCCAAGTGAATTAGAATTTGAAAATTTTAAAAAAAATATAAATGAATAAAAAAGTATTAATAACAGGAATAGCTGGACT